CCACCATCGTTCCCACCTAGTTCCCCACCAGCAAAAGGTGTTGGCGGAGATAATGATGATGTTGTTGCACGTAGATATAAAACAATAGCTGCTGGTATTAATGGAGATACAGCTAATGCGTTTCAATTAAAAATTACTTATGACAATGTAAAAAATGCTGTCTTAGTAAATGTGCAAGATAATAAAACTCAAAAATCAGTTTACAAAGACCAATGGAACCAAGCTGGTAGTTCACCAGCAGGTACCGCCGGTTCATATCCATTAAACGAAAGCAAAGTAAGAGCCTCAATTGGTAGGGCAGTTACCGCCTTAAACAGAAATCTATTAACACCTAAGTTTGACCAAGATGATATTGAAACATTGTATAAAAAAGTCATCGATTTATGGGGAATGCCATCAGCAGAAACTGATGAAGAGGAATGGGATGCCTAAGACTCCTGCATGGCAAAGGAAAGAAGGAAAGAATCCTAAAGGTGGTTTGAATGCTAAAGGCCGTGCATCTTATAAGGCTGAAACTGGTGGCACACTTAAACCACCTGTGTCTGCTAAGCAAGCAAAGAAGTCGCCTAAGTCAGCTGCAAGAAGGAAATCATTTTGCGCTAGAATGGGCGGTATGCCAGGCCCTATGAAGGACAGTAAAGGTAGACCAACACGCAAAGCGTTGGCATTAAAGAAATGGGATTGTTAGATGGCACGTAAACCAAATTCAGAAATTTTAAGCAATTATCGTTCACAATTAGATTATTCTAAACGTTGGCGTGAACAAGAAAATTATGACCAACTTTGGTCTAGATTAATTAACTTGTATCGTGGCAAACAATATCGTCAACCATTGCCGTATGACAGACTGCTTGTTAACATTTGTTTTGCAACTATAAACGTTTTAGCTCCAGCTGTTTCGATTGGTCGCCCAAAAATATTAGTCAACCCTCGCACGCCCGAAGATGCCGATAAAGCAATTTTAACTGAAGCAATCATTAACTATTGGTGGCAGCATTACGATTGCCAAGACGAATATCAAAGAGCAGTTAAAGACTTTTTAATTATTGGTCACGGTTTTCTAAAAGCTGGTTATCGTTTTGTTGAAGAAGAAAAAGTAGATGATATTGAAAATACAGCAGACGAAATTGCCGCCCCACCCACTGCTGAAATTGAAGCAAAAACAATTATTAAAGAGGACCGTCCTTTCTTAGAACGAGTTGACCCATTTGACGTTTATGTGGATCCAGATGGTGTTAACATGACAGACATTAAATGGATTGCACAACGCATTCGTCGTCCGTTAAAAGATGTTAAAGCGGACAAAAGATACAATCCAACTGCAAGACAAGAGGTGTCTTCAACGTCGTACTCTAGATACGGCAATGGTTATAACGGTGTAAACAATTTTGTTTCTCCAGCACAAGATGCAGTATATACATCTGGATACGACCAAGGGTATGCTGACATTTGGGAATACTATGATTTAGAAACTGGAAACATGTCAGTGTTCTCAGAAACTGGTGACAAATTCCTAATTAAACCAACTAAGATACCGTTTGTATTTGGTCATCCGTTTGTCATGCTGCGCAACTATGATATACCAGGATTCTTTTATCCAATGGGTGAGCTTGAGGCAATAGAGCCATTGCAGTACGAATTAAACCAAACTCGTACACAGATGATGAATCATCGTAAGCGTTACAGCCGCAAATATCTTTTTAAAGAAGATGCATTTGATGATGACGGTAGAGCAGCGTTGGTATCAGACGAAGACAACGTTATTGTTGCAGTTAAAGGTCAAGAAAGCCTTAGCAATGTATTCCAACCAGTACCAGCAATCATAAACCCACCAGAGTTTTACAATCAATCTGAAATGATTATTGGAGACATAAACAGAGTATCTGGAGTTTCCGAATATCAACGTGGTGCGTTGCCAGAGATTAGAAGAACAGCTACCGAAGCAGCTATTGCCCAAGACGCCGCAAATGCAAGAGCTGCAGAAAAGCTTGTTATTATAGAAAAGGGAATAGCAAGAGCTGCACAACGTCTTATTATGCTTGCTCAACAATTCTTGACTGGTGAACAAACGGTAAGAATCATAGGCACTGAGAATGCACCCGTATGGTTAACATTTGATAAAGATTATATTAGTGGTGAGTTTGATTTTAATGTTGAGGCTGGTTCTACGGCACCAATTAACGAATCTTTTAGACGTCAGATGGCTTTACAAATGGTAGATGCTATGGCACCATTTGCTCAAGCTGGTTTAGTAAACATGCCAAAACTAGCAGAGTATGTACTTTCAATTGGTTTTGGTGTTAAAAATGCACAGTCGTTTTTACAAACTCCACCACCACAGCCAGGCATGGAAGGTATGCCACCAGAAGGTATGCCACCAGGTGTGCCAGGTCAAGGTATGCCACCACAAGGGATGCCAGGTCAAGGTATGCCACCACAAGGGATGCCAGGTCAAGGTATGCCACCGGGTGTGCCAGGTCAAGCACCAGGTGCAGAACAAATACCACCAGAGTTATTAGAAGCTATTCTAGCGGAAACAGGTGGTCAACCACCAGCTCAACCACCAGCTCAGGCACCAGGTGGAGAACAAATACCACCAGAATTATTAGAAGCTATCTTAGCTGAAACAGGCGGTCAACCACCCGCAAATATGGGTCCGGCGGTTTAAAATTAAACTTTACGAAAAAAAGTCTACATATAGTAGAACAGGGAATAATCAAGAAGGAGAACTCCCATGATAGATAATAATGAAACTAATACTGCAATCGCTGACGACCCCGTAGTAAACGGACAAGTTGAAGAAGTGGATAACACAGTAGTAGAAGAAGCCGAAGCAGAGCTAGAGCTTTTTGATATCACAAACTTTACCGATAAAGGTATTAAAGTTCAAGTAGATGGTCAAGAAGTAGTAATTCCGCTAAAAGAGGCTATTGCTGGATACCAACGTCAATCGGATTATACCCGCAAGACGCAGGAACTCAGTGAGCAAAGAAAGCAAGTACAATTTGCTGCGACCCTAGCAGAAGCTCTGCAAAGTGACCCAGCAAAAGCACTACAAGCGTTGCAACAGCACTATGGTGTAAATAACCCAGTTCAAGAAGAAGAAACTTGGTTGGATCCAGCTGAGCAACAAATCCGCAGTTTAGAACAAAGAGTTCAGGCCTTCGAACAGAAACAAGCCATGGATGATTTGCAAAAAACCGTAGATACTTTGCATAATAAATACGGCGAAGAATTCAACGCAGAAGAAGTAGTAGCCAAGGCATTAGTTCTTGGATCAACCGACCTAGAATCAGTCTTTAAGCAAATTGCATTTGATAAAGTTTATAACAAGGCTAATGAAGCCAGCAAAAAGCTAAATGAAGACCAAACTAGGAAAGAAGCCAAAAGACAGGCTACAATTGTCTCTTCTACATCTTCAGCAAAATCGGGTGCTTCGTCGAATACTACAAAACCAAATTCGGTTTTTGAAGCCTTTGAACAGGCCAAAAAGACACTCAACCTATAACCCAACAAGGAGAATAACATGGCCGGTAATCCCGACTTTAATTCACTGTTGTCCACTACGCTGCAGAACTATCAGCCTACACTAGTAGACAACATTTTCAAGGACTTAGTCCTTCTTAATCACCTCAACGAAAAAGGTCGCGTTCGCGTCGAAGAGGGTGGTACTCAAATAATTGAGCCACTCATGTACGCAGTGAACGACACAGTTGCAACATACTCAGGGTATGATGCAATCGACCTTACTCCACAGGAAGGCATCTCAGCTGCTGAGTATGACTGGAAGCAGATGGCTGCTTCTGTTGCAATCAGCGGTATCGAAGAAGCCAAGAACCGTGGCACCGAGGCAATCATCAAATTGCTGAATGCAAAAATTATGCAAGCTGAAATGTCACTGAAGACAACTCTTAACGAGCAACTCTTCGGCTCACCAGGCGTAGCACCAGCAGCTAAAGACCTTAATGGTTTGGGTAACTTGATTGGAACCCAGAACAACTCGGTCGGTGGCATTGATGCATCAACCAACACTTGGTGGAACCCAACACAAGCAACAAACATGAACGTAGCGCTTACGCTTTCGAACATGGGTGACGTATACAACCGTGCTTCAAGAGGCAGCGATGTTCCTGATTTAATTATCACGAACACTTCGTTGTTTGAGAAGTATGAGTCACTGTTAACGCAATTCGTTCGTTACCAGGACGTGGCAAAAGCCAACGCAGGTTTCACAAACCTGATGTTCAAGCAGACACCAGTTGTGTTTGACCTTGAGTTGGCCGTTGACGCAATTGATGCGCCGATGTACTTCCTTAATACGAAGTATCTGAAGCTCACTGGCTTAAACGGTTTCTGGTTCAAGACCACAGAGTTCATGAACGGCACTGTAGCTGGCGTAGACGCCCGTTACGCGCTTATCTTGGCCTATGGTAACTTGACATGCAGCAACCGTGTACGTCAAGGTTTCATGACCGCAGACGCGTAAGAATAATTAGGTGTAGTTGGTGCTAGGAGTTTAAAAGCTGCCATCCTTCGGGTAGCCCTCCTAGTGCCAGCTATTAATAAAAACAAACAAACAACAATTTCAATCAACATGATTGAT